ATGGAGGTCGTCGTGTTGAACTGCTGGGTGACCGACACGAACGATACGCCATAGCGTTCGAACACTTCGACCATCTTGGAAAAGTCAGCGAGGCTGCGCGTAAGGCGATCGATCTTGTAGATGACAACCACGTCGATCTTGCCGGCCTCGATGTCCACCATCATGCGGCGCAGCGCCGGGCGCTCCATGTTGCCGCCCGAGAAGGCTGGATCGTCGTAATCGTCGGCCACCGGAATCCAGCCCTCGGCACGCTGACTTGCGATGTATGCATGGCCGGCATCGCGCTGGGCGTCGATGGAGTTGTACTCCTGGTCCAATCCCTCGTCGGTGGATTTGCGCGTGTAAACCGCACAGCGCATGCGGCGCTTCAAGACTTCGCTCATCGTCCACCTCTCTTCTTGGTGGACGGCTTGGTCTTGGCATTGGAGGGCGGTCTGAGCCCAAAGAACAGCGGACCCGACCAGCGCATGCCAGTGATCTCGCGGGCGATCATCGAGAGGCTTGGAAACATCCGGCCTTGGAAGTCGTACTGGCCATCGGCGGTCGCGATCACGCGGTACTCGACGCCTTTGTATTCCCGGGTCAGCATTGTGCCGGCAGCCGGACGGTAATCGCGGTCGCGCTTTTTCACCGTGCCGGTTTCCACCAGGGATGCGATGCGGCGTTGATTGCGATCCAGCAGGTTGGCGTCGACCTTGCGGAACTCTGCCTCCTGCAGCCGGTACGCAATGCGCCGTTCCAGGAACTGGCGGTTGTGCGTGGGCGTGTCCCCGCCGACCAGTTTCTGCCAGAGCGATCTGATCTCTGCCATCGGCAGTTCGGGCAACCTGGCGATTTGTGCTGCCACCGATGGCGGCGTTGAAAGTGACGTGCTCATTTGGACTCCGTAGTTGTCTTGTTGACGGGGTCTGAATGAACGCGCTGGTTGCCAGAGAAGCCAAGCTCAAACTCGCCCTCTTCGGCGATGCGTGCGGACTGTTCTGCACCGCATACACGCAGGCGGGCCAGGCCGTTGGCCAGCAAAGACGCGATCTCGTGGCGACGCTGCTCCGGCGTCATCCGTTCGGGTGGTAGATGGTTGATTTGATGCATGGGTAGCGGTCCTCTCCGTCAAACTCACATGCAGTGAAATTGTCCGGATGGACTGCCACCGACACCATGAGGGAGTTTCGAAGGCGTGCGGGCTGGTGCGGGCTATTGCGGTAAGCGCGTCCCGTTCAGCTCGACAAATGACGGGCCAGGATCGTTCTCATGAGAGAGTTTCCGGGCTGCGCACCGGCGGTCATCGCCCGGATCTGCTCGTTGATGCGTTGGGCAGGCACACCTGCGCCGACGGCCGCCTGGGTCACCGCCGCGTAAGCATCGAGCACATCACCCCCGGTGATCTCATAACCATGACCGCGCGAGATCCAATGCAGCGCGGCCAGCCCAGACGTCAGCGCGAAGTCAGGCTGCTTCTCGGCAAAGTCGCGGGCGGCGCGCGTCAGCGTGCGCGGATCGGTCGGGCTGCGCGTGGCCAACTCGATCGCCACATCGAACAGGCCCGCATCCTTGGCGGCAGCAAACCACTTACCTTCGGCGCCGGGCGTGCTGGCAATCAGGTCGCGCAGGATCTCGTCAGGCGACTTGTTGGGATACCTCCTGGCGATGGCGCGAAAGGTGGCCAGGTTCGTCGTGCCCTGATTGGCCTCCACGGCATAGCGCCGGTAAGCCTCGTCAAGCAGGCCCGATGACAACAAGATGGCTTCGCGGGCTTGCGCGATTTGCCAGCCCGGGTCATTGAGTCCGCGCGATTCCTCGGCGTAGCGGATCGCTTCGGCCTTCTTGCCCATCGCTGCCAGTGCCTTCACGCCCCAGCGCCGGTCGTGCCACCACTTGAATCGCGCCTTGTCGATCAGGGCCAGCAACTCGTCATAACGACCCGCCGCGAACAGCGCGGACAGACAGGCACTGGTGCCTTTGAAGAATCCATGCCCCGATACTTTCGTGCTCCACACGCTTTCAACGACCGGCATGAACTCATCGGCCCATTGCGAAGCCAGCTCTGGCGTCACGCACAACTCGCCCCAGTAGTCGCCCAGCAGTTCGATGTAGGGCATCTCGTCGTGCTGCAAGGCCTGCCATAGCCGCTCCAGCCAGCGTTGCCGCTGCTTCGGCTCTACGTCGGCCTTGACGATGATTGGCACGAGAGTATCGATGGCTTTGTTGACCGCCGAACCCAGGGCACCTGATGAACTGTCCACCTGTTCCAGCGCCGGCGAAAGTTTTTCCAGCAAGGTGATGGCGCCCTCGGCAGCCAGCACCGGCTCCTTGCGGGTGAATTGCTTGATCTCGGTCAGCGCTTCCTTGATGCGCTGAATGGGCGTGTCGGAGCGCCAGCCGAACGCATGTCGGCGAAAACGGGAGGCAAATTGCCACTTGTGAACACTCATGATCGATCCGCCATGCGCTACCGAACCGGATACTGGCCGTTGCGGATGAAACGGTCGTAGGTGTCTTCCTCCGGCTCCTCGTCGTCGTGGCGCGCTCCCTGCCACTCGGCTTCGGGCATCAGTAGTAAGGTCAGCGTGTAGTCGTATTGGCCGGCAACCCTGATCATTTCGTTGATCTGCATGCTCTCCGCTTCGCGTGGAAACCAGAGCTGCGCCCGTGCCGTCTGCTGCTGGCTGCCAGCCCAGCCGTTATTGCTGTGCGCCAGCGCATCACCCGGCAGTTCGATGGTGTTTCTGCGGGTCGCGAAGTAGGCGCCAGACTTGAAAGCTGCTTTATTCGACTTGGCCCAGAGCATGTGATCGTCACGGCTGGCCACCAGCACGGCGCGTTTGGGTGCGATCTCGGTCCAGCGCAAGGCGGCGGCCGTCAGCGACACACCATAGCGGTCGGCGCAGTGGCCCAGCAGATCAAAACTGACCGGTTGACCGTCCACCTGGCGCCGGAAGTCATCCAGCGGCATCAGAAGGGTCGATGCGAACAGATCTGCCTCGACCTCGATGTCGCGTTCGTTGTTGTCGCCCGTTTCGATGTCACCGTCGCCGCACTGAAAAATATCCTGCTGGTGACGGTGCAGGATGTAGTGACCGAACTCATGCGCAATCGTGAAGCGCTTGCGACCCTCCGACGGGGTGGCGCTGTTGTAGACGATCAGCCACTTCGATTTCGCCTTGTTGGCTTTCAGCAGACCATCAAAACCTTCCAGATCCGTGCCTTCGACCTTGTCGATCGGCGAGTCTGCGAAACACTGACGCGAATACTCCAGCGCCAGCTCGTCAACCTTGACTGGAAACCGATCCGCACCGATCACCGTGTTGAGCATGGACGAGATGCGGTTGGCCTCGGCCATGGGCTTTTTCGCATCCGTCATTCATCGTCCCAGGCTTCGAGGATCTTGCGGAGCTTCTTCTTGTCCGGCTTCGACATGGTTTTGTACTTGCGGAAGAAGGCCTCATCGAGCACCGCCTCGTCCGGCGTGGCCGTGGACTCGATCAGTAGAAACTCCGTGGTGACATCGAGGACGGCGGCAATCTTGCCGATCTTGTCGGCCGATGGTTTCGGATCGTCTTTGTTCTCCAGCTCCCAGATGTAGCTCTTGCTGGAGTCCGTCAGCTCAGCCAACTGCTCCAGGCTGAGCTTCTTCTGCTTCCGCAATGCGCGGATCTTGTCCCCCAAGGGCGATGGCACCGTTATCTCCTCATGTGTTGGCGTCAGTCCGAAAATAATACCACTGTACCGAACGAATTCGTACCTGCTTGACAAACCCCGTATCAGTCCGAGACAATCGTAACCGTTCGGCACACCGAACGCCATCGGTCTGCACACCCCACTTATGAAAAGGGGCCGTCGGGGCTGATACCAAGCCAATCCAAACCTTTTTAGGGGTATGTAAATGAACGATGCAGAGAATTTGACCAAGCTCCTGTGCCACCTGCCGCCGGTAGTGTTCCGTGAATTCATGGTGGACGAGTTCAGTCTGGCCATGCCGGACCCGGACGCCAAGACGCCGAAAAAGGAACAGCGCGAGCAGATGGAGGCCGTACTGTCCGCCCTTGGGGTGAGTGAGCGGCAGCGGATCGAGGAAGTGGCCGAACGGATCGTGCTGTTGTCGGATGGCGCTGGCCAGGACGTCATCGACGGCTTCAAGGACGACATCTTCGATGATGCCGCCCGGGAAGCCTTCGCCGCGATCCCGAACCAGTACCAGCGCGCGCTGTGGCTTCATATCAACGAGCCCTCGCTCTTCGAGGAAGCGCTGAACGCCCGCCAGGCGGACGTGTTTCGGCAAAGCGCGTCCTGCTACTCGGGTTTCATGGCGCCCGCCAACCTTGCGGTACTCGACGATGCGGCGGCCAAGACGGCGTTCCATCAGACCGTTGCCCAGCAACTCGGGTGTTCCGATGACGCTGTCGCGATCCAGATTTTCAAGCGCCTGCGGCCGGATACGCAGACCGGCGAAGACGTGGACCTCTACCAGATCAGCATCCACCACAATCGCCCGCCGGAGATCATCGACTGCGTGCAGGCCAGCGAACTGGTGCCACAAGAGGTGATCCGGGCGGTGTCATCGCACATCACCTATGAGCCGGCCAATGGGCACCTGGAGGTACTGTCGAAGGACACGGATGGGCGCGAAGCGCTGGCTCGTATCGTGGCCGACTCCCTGCTGCAATCGCCCATCACTGGCGAGAAGATCCCGCTCAAGCAGTACGACTACCAGAGTCTGGCGGCACCTCGGAATTTCGACTTGTCCGGCGAGCCGGTGGCGTTCGTAAAGGTCGTTGAGCTCGGTTACGCCGCCGCCAATGGCCGGTCGCTGCTGGTGAAAATCTGGACCAAGGACGCCGACGATATCTATGCGGCTGCTCGGTCGTTGATCAGCCCCACCTTCGACTTCCGCGATCACCACCTGAACTACGCCAAGCTGTCCATCAAAGTGAAAAAGGTCGGCAAAGACCGTGCGCGCACCATCACCGTGATTTTGCGTGACGACAACAAGTGCAACATCAAGACGAAGCGGGAAAAGGACCGGGCATTGTGCGATCGCCTGCTGGCCAAATGGAATCTGGTGAAGGAGATCGGCCATGTCGTCGAAGCCCCTGCAGACGCAGTCGCTGCTTGATCTGATCGACCTGTTCGAGCAGTCAGGGCAGCCGATTGTCGGTGGCGATGGACAGCGTCTGCACGGTGTTCCCGGCTGGGAGCTGTCGCGCAAAGTTGCGATCGCGGACCAGGAACTTCGCGAATGGACAACGAGAGTAGGCTATGCGGCCTGCTATCCGGCACCTGCTGGCGACGACCTCGTCATCGTGGAGATAGAAGAAAACGAGCAGCCTGACCATTACGTCTACCGCTGTCCGGAAACGTTCCGACGCAAGACAGTGAGCGCAGCAGAAGTCGCTGTGATTGATGTAAACACCGAAAAACTGTTGTGTTTGTTGGCTGCCATTTTGCGCATCCCACAAGCCAAACAGTCCGGCATCCAATCGCCCAGGATTGACGGAAAGCTGTGGCGCCTAGGGGAAGCCCGAATCGGCCACGTATTCACGCCCGTTTGGATGGTGCGCGGCCTGGATGTGAACGTCGATGAGGTTTTTCAATCCCTGCTCGATACACGACTGCCCGAACAAGGACTGATTCTTTGTCCTGGGGCTCAACTCCCGCGCGTGATTCGTCCACCTCGCAGCTATAGGGTTGCTTACCTGCGTGACGCGTTGGTCGACTACTCCCCATCACCTTGCATGGATCTTCATTACCTTGAACGGGTGTTGACCTCTGATGAAGACGGCATCAAGCCCAGTGCGCTACCAGTTGAATTTGCCAATGGCGTCCTGCGGATCAAAACAAAGGTCGATGTCTGGGTGGTTAAAGGTGAGCGGCAAGCCGATGCAATCTCCTACATGTATGAGCAGGCCAAGCTGGGTCGATGGCAATTGAGTGCCAGCGAAATTCTGTCTGCTGCCTATCCGGAGCGCCGTACAGAAGATTCCCGCAAAGGCCTGAAGATGCAAGACCTGTTCAAAGGCAGCGTATGGCGTGACTTTGTTGCTAACCCCGAAAAGGGGACGTACACCTTCGATCTTTCCTAGCGCGCAGTAAGTAGCGCGAGCACTCAACACCGCCTTCGGGCGGTTTTTTCTTTTCTAGGGTGCTTAAAACCCCTCGATTTCCCATCGCCCCACATCCGCCCCCACATGGCGCGGATCGACCTCCCCACGCGCCGACTTCGAAACTGACCTCACGAATTCGCAACAACCAGAAGGAGTGCATCGTGAGTGTCAAACATCTGAATCAAGGCCAGTTGGCCGAACGTTGGGGAGTCAGCGAAGCAACGCTTGAACGCTGGCGCTCTGAAGGCATCGGCCCAGTATTTCTGAAGCTCCAAGGCCGCGTCCTGTACCGCATCGAGGACATCGAAGCCTACGAGACCGAGAGCCTGCGCAAGAGTACCTCCGAACGCGTCAATGCCGGAGGTGCCCTATGAACCGCATCTCCCCCGACGAGGTCCTGACCACCCCTGCCGGCGAGCTCGCTGCGCTTGCCAGCGAATCGCTGTTCCAGCTGAAGAACGATGCCGCTGATCTCCTGGCTGCAGCCAAGGCGATCGTCGAGCACGTCGATCGCGCACTGGATCTCAAGTACGCCGACCGTGCACACCAGCTGCGATTGGCGGCAGGCAAGGACACCGGCGTCGTCCATTTCGACGACGGCCATGTCCGCATCACCGCCGATCTTCCCAAGAAAGTCGACTGGGATCAGACACGGCTCGCCGAGATCACCCGTCGCATTGCAGCCAACGGTGATGACCCATCCGAGTACGTGGACACCAGCTACCGGATCTCGGAAACCAAGTTCAACGCGTGGCCTGAGTCGCTCAAGAGCGCCTTCGCCCCGGCACGCACCCTCAAGACCGGCAAGCCGGGCTTTCGTCTCGCTCTGCTTCAGGAGTAGTCGCCATGAAAACCAAACTTACGCTGCTCGAACTGCTTCGCAAACAGCCGGAGATGTACCTGCGGGATCTGCCCGAAACCATCCGCATCCCAGCGCTGGACGGCAACCGCCCCGACGAAGTCGTGCGTCGCCTCGAGGACGCCACCATCGATGACGTGGCATTCGCGATCCAGGGCATGGAGTCCGAAACCCGCGTTATCCATCGGCGCCTGAGTGGTCTTCGCGACCTGTACGAAATGGCCCGCAAGCGTGGCGCACTCGGCATGACCACCGTTGCTGACGCGTTCGCCAACATCAGCACCGAGGAGGCCGGCAAATGAGTCTCCCCATCATTACTGCAGACCAGCGCCTGGCCGAGCGCCGTGGCGTGAAAGGCGTGCTCGTCGGCAAGAGCGGCATCGGCAAAACCTCGCAACTCTGGACGCTGAAACCCACTGCCACGCTGTTCTTTGATCTTGAGGCTGGAGATCTCGCTGTCGAGGGCTGGGCCGGTGACACGATCCGCCCGCGCACTTGGCAGGAGTGCCGTGACTTCGCGGTGTACATCGGTGGACCGAACCCGGCGCTGCGCGACGACCAGCCGTTCAGCCAAGCCCACTTCGATGCCGTGTGTGTGCGCTTCGGTGATCCGACGGTCCTGGACAAGTACGACACCGTGTTCGTCGACTCCATCACCGTGGCCGGACGCTTGTGCCTGCAATGGTCCAAGGGCCAACCACAGGCCTACTCCGAGAAGACCGGCAAACCTGACAGCCGGGGTGCATACGGGCTGATGGGCCAGGAAATGATCGCCTGGCTGACCCACCTGCAGCACACGCGAGGCAAGAACGTGTGGTTCGTCGGCATCCTCGACGAGCGGCTGGATGACTTCAATCGACGCGTGTTCTCGCTGCAGATCGACGGCTCGAAAACCGGACTGGAGCTGCCCGGCATCGTCGATGAGGTCGTCACGCTGGCCGAGCTGAAGGCCGATGACGGTGCCGGTTACCGCGCCTTCGTCTGCCACACGCTGAACGCATGGGGCTACCCCGCCAAGGACCGCTCCGGGCGGCTCGATCCGATCGAGGAGCCGCACCTCGGCCGCCTCATGGAAAAGATCGCAGGCCCGGCCAGGCCCGCTACCGAACGGCTCGATTTCGCGCGCCCTGCGCCCGCTGCCATCCCCGAATCCACTTCGACTCAGGAGTCCTGATCATGACCTACTTCGATTTCAATTCCGCTTCCGAACAGACCTCTTTCGACCTGATCCCCAAGGGCACGCTGGTGCGCGTCCGCATGACCATCAAGCCGGGTGGCTTCGATGATCCGTCGCAGGGATGGACCGGCGGCTACGCCACCCGCAACGACAACACCGGCTCGGTGTACCTGAATTGCGAGTTCGTCGTGATGGAGGGTGAGTTCGCTCGTCGCAAGATGTGGTCGCTGATTGGCCTGCACAGCCCGAAGGGCCCCGAGTGGGCCAATATGGGCCGCACCTTCGTGAAAGCGATCCTCAACTCAGCGCGCGGCGTTCATCCTGGCGATAACAGTCCTGCCGCGCAGAACGCGCGCCGCATCAGCGGGTTTGCCGATCTCGATGGCATCGAGTTTCTCGGCAAAGTCGACTGGGACAAGGACCAGAACGGTCAGGACAAGAGCGTCATCAAGGCGGCCATCACACCGGACCACAAGGACTACGCCGCTCTCATGGGTGGCGCGCAGGGAGTGGCGAAGGTGCCGGCGCCTGCACCCACAAACGGCTCGAATGCCTATGCCCAGGCCACGGGCCGTGCCTCCGTGCCGGGTCGTCCGAGCTGGGCACAGTAAGGGGGACGCCGCCATGATGCTTCGCCCCCGCCAAGCCCTGTTGGTCGAGCGCTCCTTGGCGGCTCTCGCCCAACACGGCAACACACTGTCTGTTGGCCCCACCGGGTCTGGCAAAACCATCATGCTGTCGGCGGTGGCCGGCAGCTTGTTGGCTGAGCCGGATGCCAAGGCCTGCATCCTTGCCCACCGCGATGAACTGACCGGCCAGAACCTGAACAAGTTTGCACGGGTGAATCCGGGCGTCAGCACGTCCGTGTTCGATGCCAAGGACAAATCCTGGTCCGGGCGCGCCACGTTCGCGATGGTGCAAACGCTGTCACGCGACAACCATCTCGCGGCTATCCCGATCCTCGATCTGCTCGTGATCGATGAAGCGCATCACGCAGCCTCGGCGTCCTACCGCCGCGTGATCGATCGGGTGCTGGACAAGAACCCGCGCGCCCAGATCTTCGGAGTGACGGCGACGCCTGCCCGCAGTGACGGCAAGGGACTGCGGGAGGTCTTCAGCAACGTCGCGGACCAAATCACCCTCGGCGAGTTGATCGCCTCCGGCCATCTCGTGCCGCCCCGCACCTTCGTCATCGACGTCGGCGCTCAGGAACAGTTGACGCGGGTCCGGCGCACCGCCACCGACTTCGACATGACGGAAGTCGAGGCTATTCTCAACAAGACGCCCATCACCGATGCCGTGATCCGCCATTGGCGCGAGAAGGCCGGCGACCGCAAGACGATCGTGTTCTGCTCGACCGTTGCCCATGCCGAGTGCGTGCGCCAGGCATTTCAGAATGCCGGTGTGTCCGCCGTAATCGTGCACGGTGAACTCTCAGACGCAGAGCGAAAAGCAAGACTGGCCGACTACGAATCCGGCAACGCGCAGGTCGTGGTCAATGTGGCTGTGCTGACTGAAGGGTACGACTTTACGCCCACCTCCTGCGTTGTTCTGCTGCGACCGAGCTCGCACAAGTCGACGCTGACCCAGATGATTGGGCGCGGCCTGCGCACCGTTGATCCGGTCGAGCATCCAGGCGTCATCAAGACTGATTGCGTGGTCCTGGACTTCGGCACCGCGACGCTGATGCACGGCTCATTGGAGCAGGACGTCAATCTCGACGGACACCAGCATCACGGCGACGCGCCTACCAAGGACTGCCCGTCCTGTGAAGCCACCGTCCCGCTCGGCTGCCGCGAATGCCCGCTGTGCGGATTCGTATGGGAGAACGAGACCACCGAGGAAGGTGATGCGCTGGCCGATTTCGTGATGACCGAGATCGATCTGCTCAAGCGCTCCAACTTCCGCTGGTGCGACCTGTTCGGCTGCGACGACGCACTGATGGCGACCGGCTTCAACGCCTGGGGTGGGGTGTTCTTCCTGAATGGGCGCTGGCACGCCGTAGGCGGCGGCAAGGATCTGCAGCCGCGCTTGTTGGCTGTCGGCGACCGCACGGTTTGCATGGCCAAAGCCGACGACTGGCTGAACGACCGCGAGTCGGCCGACTCCGCGCACAAGACCCGGCGCTGGCTGAACGAACCGCCGACCGCGAAGCAATTGCAGTATTTGCCGCAGGCGCTGCGCGCCGACTTTGGCATGACGCGCTATCAGGCCTCGGCGCTGCTGTCCTTCCAGTTCAACAAGTCGTCGATTCAGCGCCTCGTGGTGGCTGCCAACGATGCCCATCGGGAGGCAGCGTGAAATGTGCAATCTGCTCCCGAAAGGCCAAGGGCTTCGGCTACTTCAATTCACGACTCCCGCGCAGCGACCCACGACGCTACTCAGACCGCTGGGTGTTCTGCTCCATGCGCTGCCAGAGCGCTTTTTCGCGGCTCATGGAAAAGACGGGAGGTCACATGATCGATCCCAGTGATATGGAGGTCGCCGCTATGGCGTACTGCCTGGCGCCGCTTGGCGAGTATGTGGGCTCCATCGGTATGCAGCGACCGCTGGCGGACTACAGCAAAGACGAAGTGCTGATGCTGATCGACGTAGTGGTGACTGCCTACCAAGAACGCATGCTCGTCGAGCACGAGCGGATGGCGGAAAAAGACCGTGCCTTTCTTGAGGAGCGGCTTGCCCGCCAAGGCAAGCCGGCTTCGACGGGAGTGCCGTTCTGATGCTGGACTTCAATCACCGTCCCAAGCTCCACGAGCAGATCGGCGTGCTCATCGACGCTGCACTAAGCGCCGATCGTGACAACCAACCCCGTCGCAACTATCTCGGTGCGTCTCGGTTGGGCGTTGCCTGCGAGCGCGCGCTGCAATACGAGTATCTGCAAACCCCTGTCGATCCAGGTCGAGATATTCCAGGTCGCGTGCTGCGCGTCTTCGAGGTGGGGCACGCCCTCGAAGAGCTGGCCATCCGTTGGCTGCGCAAGGCTGGATTCGATCTGTACACACAAAAGGCCAGCGGCGGTCAGTTCGGCTTTTCAGTTGCAGGCGGCCGCATTCAAGGGCACGTCGATGGCGTGCTGAACGGCGGCCCCACAGAGCTGGAAATGAGCTATCCGGCCCTGTGGGAGTGCAAGACCATGAACGACAAGTCCTGGCGGGATACGGTCAAGCACGGCGTCAGCAAATCCAAACCGGTCTATGCCGCGCAGATGGCCGTCTACCAGGCCTACATGGAAGCCAGCATTCCGGGCGTCTCTGCGAACCCGGCGTTGTTCACCGCCATCAACAAGGACTCCGAGGAGATCTGGTTCGAGTTGGTGCCCTTCGACGGCGGCCTGGCACAGCGTATGTCCGATCGCGCGGTACGGGTCATCACGGCGACGGACAGCCAGGAACTGTTGCCGCGTCACGCGACCACGCCGACGCATGTCGAATGCAAGTTCTGCCCCTGGCAGGACCGCTGTTGGGGTTCGACATGATGACCGACAACATCATCTGGCTCGATTTCAATGACGCCCCTGAGCAGCGCGACGAACTGGCGTCCGACACCGATGCGCTGCGTGCAGGGTTGCTGGACCGGCTCGAGGCCGTTCTCCACTACTTGTATCCGCAGGGGCGCATTCGGGGTGGCAAGTTCTACGTGGGTGATGTCGATGGCAACCCTGGCAAGAGTCTGGTGGTGGAGCTGGACGGACCACGGCGCGGTCTGTGGAAAGACTTCTCCACCGACGAGGGCGGCGATGTCATCGATCTGTGGGCGCGGTCGCAGGGTCGCTCCGCCCGCAGCGACTTCCCACGCATCGCCGGAGAGATCCGGCAGTGGCTCGGTCTTGCTCCACCGAGCATCACGCCGATGCGCCGCGATGTTCGCAGCGTGCCGATGGACGACCTCGGCGCTTACACCACCAAGTGGGACTACCTGTCACCCGAGGGCGAACTGATCGCCTGCGTCTACCGCTACGACCCACCGACGGGCAAGGAATACCGCCCCTGGGATGTTCGCGCCCGAATGTGGCGCGCGCCCGACCCCAGGCCGCTCTACAACCTCCCGGTCATCTGCAAGGCGCGAGAGGTCGTCCTGGTCGAAGGCGAAAAGTGTGCGCAAGCGCTGATCGCCTGCGGCATTGCGGCTACCACCGCGATGAACGGCGCCAAGGCACCCGTCGACAAAACCGACTGGCATCCGTTGGCCGGAAAATCCGTGGTCATCTGGCCAGACCGGGATGCACCCGGCTGGGACTACGCTGAGAGCGCAGCGCGTGCATGCGTGGCTTCAGGCAGTACGTCCGTAGCCATCCTGGTGCCGCCCACCGACAAGCCGGCCAAGTGGGACGCCGCAGACGCTGTCGACGAAGGGTTCGACTGCGCGACATTTATCGCCCAGGGCGAACGGCGCGTGGTCAAGGCGGCGGTTCCCTCTCTGCCCACCTTCACGATGGGTGAACTACTCGACGACAACTCACCGCTGCCACCGGACCTGATCTCGCCGCGCGTGCTGACGCCGGCAGGCATGTTGGTGTTCGGTGGCGCGCCCAAGGTCGGCAAGAGTGATTTCCTGCTGTCTTGGCTGGCACACATGGCGGCTGGCGCTGCTTTTCTCGGCATGCACCCGCCCCGTCCGCTGCGGGTGTTCTACCTGCAGGCCGAGGTCCAGTACCACTACCTGCGCGAGCGCGTGAAGGATATCCGCCTGCCGTCACATCGGCTTCTGGACGCCCGCGCCAACTTCGTCGCCACCCCGCAGTTGCGGATGGTGCTCGACGACGCCGGTCTGGCGCAGGTAATTCCAGCGATCGCGAACGCCTTTGGCGGAGCGACCCCGGACATCATCGCCATCGATCCGATCCGCAATGTGTTCGACGGCGGCGATGCCGGTGGCGAGAACGACAACGGCGCCATGCTGTTCTTCCTGTCACAGCGGGTGGATCGGATTCGTCAGGCGGTCAATCCGGACGCCGGGGTGATCCTCGCTCACCACACCAAGAAGCTCGGCAAGAAGCAATTCGAGGAAGACCCGTTCCAGGCCTTGGCCGGAGCAGGAAGCCTGCGCGGTTACTACTCGACCGGAATGCTTCTGTTCCGACCCGATGAAACGCGCACGACTCGCCAGCTCATTTATGAACTGCGCAACGGTGCGGCCATACCACAGCGGCATGTCGACAAGATCAACGGCGAGTGGCGTGAGGTCGATGCCAACGAGCGGCTGGTGATGAAGGACTACGGCCAGCGACTGGATGCCGAGCGCCGCCGCAAACGCGACGCGATCCTTCAGATCCTGTTTGAGGAGGCCGGCAACGGACGCTGCTACACCGCCAACCAGTTCGCGGAGTCCTTCGAGGGTAAGGCTGGTCTGGGCGGCGAGCGCACCATCCGCGAACGCGTCTCCGCGCTCTCGACGCAGGGCTACATCAAGTATTTCCGCAACGCGGCTGACTACGGTCTGCCCTCAAGCGGCCGCACCAAGTTCGGCTATCTCTGCGTCGAGGGCATGGTCCTGCGCACGCCCGCAGGCGATGTGGATACGGCCACCGGCGAGCTGCCGATGCGCGAGCACACGGTGCTCCCCACCCACTACAAGTGCCCGCATTCCGGCGCCTCGATGCCCGTCGAGAACCCTGACGTGTGGGTCTATCACGACGAACTGAACGATCCGGAGGCCCCATGAACAATGCCCAATCGGCAGTTGGCAGAGCCGTTGCCAACTGCACTCATTTTCTTGCCAACTGCCCGCAGTTGGCAAACCTCTGCCAACTGGAAGTCCAGGTAAATCAAGGCATTGCTGGGAATGTCCCGCAGTTGGCAGTTGGCAACACTGCCAACTTGCCAACTGGCGCAAACCCGCGTGGTTGCTGGACTTTCTCCCTTTCTTCAGTTGGCGAAAACTCCCCCTCCTACTACGTAGGAGAGGAACCAGAGGGTCCCTCTACCCTACGTCGGGGGCTTGCCGGCCACCCGGGCTCGGATCATCGGCGGCCATCCGTACCCTCGATCCTGGCACTGGACCTTGGCACCCAGACCGGCTGGGCAGTACGCGACCGCGATGCCACCGTGACCAGCGGATCTGAATCCTTCAAACCGCAGCGCTTTGAGGGTGGCGGCATGCGCTACCTGCGCTTCAAGCGCTGGCTCACCGAGATCAAGCAGTCCTGCGATGGCATCGAAGCGGTGTACTTCGAGGAAGTCCGCCGCCATGCCGGCGTCGATGCGGCACACGCCTACGGCGGGTTCATGGCCCACCTCACCGCATGGTGCGAGCACCACCAGATCCCGTACCAGGGCGTTCCGGTGGGCACGATCAAGAAGCACGCCACCGGCAAAGGCAACGCGAGTAAGGACCAGATGATCGGCGCCGTTCAGCTGCGTGGCCACACGCCTGCCGACGACAACGAAGCCGATGCCATTGCCCTCCTGTACTGGGCCATCGAGACGCAGGAGGTGTGAGATGAAGGTTCCGACTCCCGCCTACCGCTGTGCCCTGGCTCGACTGCAGCCCGATCCGAGACCCGATCCGGAGCAGATCAAGCGCGAGGGCTGGCGCGACCAACAGATCCTGGTGATCTCGCCCGACGACGCGCGACTCGACTGGGTCGAACGTGAACTGCTGCGCCGGATCGGTGAACGGCTGTACGGGCCGAAGGAGCATCGACATGGCTGAGTGGACGATCGAGACTGTGGCGGACCGGTTCATCGAGGCCGCACGAACCGCCCACCGCCTGCCTCCGGTTCGCGTACAGGGCTACTTCAACTGCTGGCCAGCGATCAAGCGCATGCCTTGGGAAAACCTCGGCGAGGAACCGCTCCCGCGCTACTACCCGCCAGATCCCGCAGCAATCGATCGGATGTTGGAGACCATGCGGTGGGTCCAGTGGCTTGAGGAGGAACAGCGCCACCTCGTCTGGATGCGGGCACAGCGCTACCCGTGGAAGGAGGTCTGTTGCCGTTTTGGCTGCGACCGGACGACCGCCTGGCGCCATTGGCAGAAGGCATTGGAGATTGTGGTGGAGCAACTGCGAACAGAGAAGAACCACGGGGCAGCCATCAATTTCCGCTGACGTTGGGTGTAGTTGCGAGCAGTCGCGAAGCCGCTCGGAATCCTTCGTAAGGCTGCGGGTTTCAGCCGCTTTTTGGCGTGCAACATCCTGAGGTTTTTTCGCTAGTATTACGGCTAATCTTGCGAGCATTGGGTGCGTGAAGGCCACGGAGCGATCTGTGGCCTTCGTCGTTTCCGGACCACGATGGCCACGACCTATTGCAATGGGTCCTTCCTGGCCAGAAAGCAATGCGGGGGGCGCGAGCGCGGCGCTTTTTTAGCGTCAGATTGCAAACCTAGGTTTGCAGGGTTTGCAGTTTGCACCCACCGCATCCAGCACAGATCACGAGCCCGCCCACGGTTTCCCGTCGGCGGGTTTTCTTTTTCGAGGAACTGATTCTGAACATGCTCAACGTCGAGTACCGCAAGGTCGAGGCGCTGATCCCCTACGCCCGCAATCCGCGCACGCACACCGACCAGCAGGTGGCCAAGATCGCCGCCAGCATCGTCGAGTACGGCTGGACTAACCCGGTCCTGGTGGATGGTGATAACGGCATCATCGCCGGCCACGGCCGCATGGCTGCCGCGCGCAAGCTGGGACTCGATGAAGTACCGGTGATCGAACTGGCTCACCTGTCACCGTCACAAAAGCGCGCCTACGTCATCTCCGACAACCGGCTGGCACTTGATGCCGGTTGGAATGATGAACTGCTGGCACTGGAACTGGCCGAGTTGTCCGAGGCTGGGTACGACCTGGCGCTAACCGGCTTCGAGGATGCGGAGATCGAGGCGTTACTGGCGGATGACGCGGCAGCTGAAGATATCAGCCAGGCGCGAAATGCCGATGAACCGAACGCCGCAGACGACGTGCCCGATGCGCCTGCCGTGCCGGTTTCCCGCATCGGTGACGTCTGGGCCATCGGCCCTCACCGATTGATCTGCGGTGACGCCACCGACCGGACTGTGGTCGCCACGCTGATGCAGGGCGACGCGGCGCGCATGTGCTTCACCTCGCCGCCCTATGGCAACCAGCGCGACTACACCAGCGGCGGCATCGCGGATTGGGATGGCCTGATGCGCGGTGTGTTCGGCAATGTGCCGATGGCCGACGATGGGCAGGTGCTGGTCAACCTCGGGCTGATCCACCGCGACAACGAAGTCATCCCGTATTGGGACGCGTGGCTCGGCTGGATGCGCACCCAAGGCTGGCGGCGCTTCGCCTGGTACGTCTGGGATCAAGGTCCGGGCATGCCTGGAGACTGGGCCGGGCGCTTCGCCCCGAGCTTCGAGTTCGTATTCCACTTCAACCGGCAGAGCCGCAAGCCCAACAAGATCGTGCCCTGTAAGCATGCGGGCCAGGAGTCGCATCTGCGTGCCGATGGTTCATCCACGGCGATGCGCAGTAAGGATGGCGAAGTCGGCGGCTGGACGCACAAGGGGCAGCCGACGCAGGACACCCGGATTCCCGACTCGGTGATCCGCGTGATGCGCCACAAAGGCAAGATCGGTCAGGACATCGACCACCCGGCCGTGTTCCCGGTGGCGCTGCCGGCGTTCGCCATCGACGCCTACACGGATTCGGGCGACATCGTCTTCGATCCGTTCGGTGGCAGCGGCACGACGATGCTGGCTGCCCAACGCACCGGTCGCGTCTGCCGCGCCGTCGAGA